AGTGGGCTTTTGCAGATGGTGAAACTAAATCAGGCATACAAGTAAGTAGAGATATGGAAATGCTTAAATGGTTAAAGCAGTTCTGTTTATCTACTGGTTGTGGAGCTTGGTTTGATGCACAAGATGAAAAGCATGATACTATTGAGTCTTTCTATGCAGCTTTTAACAAAGACAAACCTTTTAATGGTAAGTTCTATGCATTCTGTATTGCAGGTAAAGAATATACAAACAGAAGTGGTTATACTGCTTATGACTTATTCTTACCTAAGTATTCTAAAGAGGGTGTTCCTGTAGAAGATGACAATGCTTCTCCTTCTAAACTTATAAAGTTTAAACCTGAAGAACATATTAAGAAGAAGAAAGTTGAACCAGTAAATGAATTTGGTGGTGATTCAAGTACACCAGGCATTTCTACTGATGCATCAGACTTTGATCTTTAATGTTTAACTAAAGGGGAGCACAAAAAACTCCCCTTTTTAATTCTACTAATATGCTGAAAATTAAATCTTTAATAGTAGATATAAGAGAGATACCTAGAGAGTGGATATTTGAGTATTACTTACAACTTGGTGAAAAGTTAAATGGTCAGGATGTAAAGCTAAAGTCAGCATTTAATCCTAATGACAAGACACCTTCAATGTATATTTATTATTCTAGTTCTGAAGTTTATAAGTATAAAGATTTTTCTACCGGTAAACAAGGTGATGCAATAAATCTAGTACAAGAACTATTTAATCTTACAACTAGAGGTGAAACAGCACACAAGATTGTAGAGGACTATAATCAATATGTTCTGAACAATAAGGAAGATACTGTAAGAGAATTTAAGAAAAGATCTAAGTATCAAGTATCTGATTTCTCATTGAGAAACTGGACTAATCTTGATGAAAGGTTCTGGAGTAAATTCCATATAGGTTCTAAGCTATTAGAATTCTATAAAGTAACTCCACTGGCAGAATATAAACTTACAAAAGATGAAGATGGTGAGATAAAGGAAGTTTGTATCAAGGGTCATAACATATATGGTTATTTTAGAAAAGATGGTAGTCTTTATAAAATATATCACCCATATGTAAAAGATTATAAGTTTATCAAAGTAAAGGACTATATCCAAGGCAGTGACCAACTGACAATGAAAGTTCCATATTTAGTAATATGTAGTTCATTGAAAGATGTCATGGCTTTTAGAAAGATGGGTTATAAGAATGCAGAAGCAATTGCTCCTGATAGTGAGAATAGTATGATACCAGAACATGTAATAAATGCTTACAAGTTTAAGTATAAATCTATTGTTACTTTATTTGACTATGACCAAGCAGGTATAGAATCCATGAAGAAATATGAATTAAAGTATGACATACCTTATGTTGTACTTGAATTATCTAAAGATTTGTCTGACTCACTAAGAGATCATGGTATTAACAAGACCCGGGATACCATTACACCACTTCTAAAAGAAAAACTTAATAAAACACTTGTATCATGAGCTGGTTATATAAAGGTATTGTGTTCACAGATGAGCACATACCGGCAGGAGCTATAGGATTTGTATATCAAATGACAGCTATTATAGGCAATCAATCTATATCTTATATTGGTAAAAAAAACTTTTATGCTAACAAAAAGAAAAAGCTTAGCAAAAAGAAACTACCTACTGATAAGAGAAAGAAAACTTATGAAAGAGTTAGCAAGCTAGCTTATCATGATTACTATAGTAGTAATGAGGTTCTTAAACAAGCTCATAGAAGCGGTGCTCTTATTAAAAGAGAAATCTTGAAGATATGCTTCAGCAAAAACCAACTTACTTATGAAGAAGTCAAGTATCAGTTTGTTATGGGTGTATTAGAAAGTCAAGAGTTTCTCAATGGTAATATACTGGGTAGATTTTACAAAGGAAAAATATGACAGAAGAAAGATTAGATACATGGCAAAAAGCTGTTGTCTTTTTAAAAGACAGAGGTATTACAAAAATAACAGTAACATATGAAGGATCAGGAGATTCAGGTTCTATAGAAGATTGTCTTTATTATGATGCAGAAGATGATGAATATTATAGAGCTCAAATTGGTATCACAGATGAGCAACATGATTCTATTATTAATTTAGTATATCCTATGTTAGATGATATAGAAGATTGGTATAACAATGATGGTGGTTATGGTACAGTAACTATTCACCTAAATGATTTTACTTATTCTATAGAAAATAATATAAGAGTAACTGAAATTGAGACATATAACCACAATGGCACATTAAGAGAATACTTAAAAGAATAATATGAGTCATCCTATACAGCATGCCAAGAGCTCAGCTAAAAAGTTTGGTGGGCAATGGGAAGATTATATAAAGATTCATGAATGGTTTGATGAAACCAAGGCATGGGTTGGTCATAGTATTCACAGAATGTTCCGGCACCACTCTGAAGGTATATTTGAGTGTGAGAAAATATTTGGCACACATTTTTTCAACTCAGAGAATAACATTGTATACACCCGGTATGTAGGTGAACAACATGTCAAAGAAGACTGTAATGGCTATATCCCCTCAGCCAAGGAATGGGTAGATGCACTTAATAACAAAGAAACACCAGTATGGATGCTCAAGACACAAAAACTAGAGGATTAACTAATAAAATAAAAATTGATGAAGAATCTTATAATAGCTTACTAGATATGTTGAATGCATCTGAAGAAGATGCAATAGTAGCATTAACTGCTATAAACAATCTAGGAGGTAGAAAGAATCTTCTTCAAACACTATTCTTAAGAAAGAATGCAAACTGTAGAAAAGATCTTTGGGAAACACATGCTAAGAAAGTCCTGAAGTATCATGGTAGCTATACAGCTATGACACTAAAATATATTACATATGCTGATTTGTTCAATGTAATAAAAACAAACAAGTATACTTCTAAAGAAGATAAAGAGTTTGATATTATATTTTATACCAAAAGACTAGAAGATTTTATTTGCAGAAGTTTAATAGGCTTTGAAGATGTTATTGATTCTATAAAAATAAATGTAAAGCTAAAACAACATGAGTAACAAAGCAGAAGAACTAGCAAAAGCTAGTAAAGAGTTAATGTTGAAGGAGCCCTTTTATGGTATGTTTCTTACAATGTTAAACAAACAATGGAGTAATAAAGTACCTACTGCAGGTGTTAGCAGACTTGGTATTAATTATCAGTTGTATCTAAATGAAGAGTTTTGGAAAACTCTTGAACCTAATCACAAGATAGGTTTGCTGAAGCATGAGCTTCTCCACATAGGTTTCTTTCATATTACTGAATTTGAACACCTTAATAATCCATCTATAAGAAATATAGCAATGGATATTGAGATCAATCAGTATATTGATGAGATCTTCTTGCCACCAGGTGGTATGACTCTTGATTTGTTTCCTGAACTAAATCTAGAAAAGAAACAGGGTACCAAGTATTATTATGATAAGCTAATGCAAGCTGCTAATAATCCGGGAACTTGTCCTAATCTAGATAAGATGATGGAAGCTGATGGTAACGGAGATGGTGTTTGTGAAGTAGAAGTTGATGGAGAAGGTAATGTTAAAGTAAAATTACCTAATCATGATTCTTGGCAAGAGTTTGAGGATCTTGATGAAGCAACTAAGAAGTTGATTAAAACACAAACAGAGCATATTCTTAAAGAAGTTGCTGATCAGGTAGTAAAATCTAGAGGTACAGTACCCGGAGAGTTTGCAGAAATTCTAGAAAAGATAAATGAGCTTGATCCTCCAAAGTTTAATTGGAGAGGATATCTTAGAAGGTTTGTTGGTGGCACTATTAAACATAACACCAGAATGTCCAGACACAAACCTAATTTTAGATTTATAGAAAATCCAGGCATGAAGCATAAGTATAAGAAGAATATACTTCTTGCTATAGATACTTCAGGATCAGTATCTACAAGTGAGCTTCAAGAGTTCTTGTCTGAGATGTATCATATTCAGAAGAGTGGTACTAATATTACTGTTGTTCAATGTGATAGTGCAATATCTCATATAGGAAAGTTTGATCCTAAAGCAAATTTCAAAATACATGGTAGAGGAGGAACTAGTTTTGTTCCTGTTACTGACTATTATGATCAGAACTTTAGAAAGTTCAATTGCTTGATTTATTTTACAGACGGTGAAGCACCAGCACCAGAGAAATGTAGAGGCCCTGTATTGTGGGTTATCTCTAGTCAGTCCCAAGGACTAAATGAAGATTTAAAAGGTTTACAAATTCAATTACCAAAAGATTATGGCAACAAACAACAAAATTAGCATGAACTCTGAAGAGTTAAAAGGTTTATTAACTTATATCTATAACAACAATAAAATATTATTGGATAAAGGATTGGCTGTACAAACAGTAAATGTAGAAGGTGAAGCAGGTGGTGGTAAGACTTCTACTATTCTTCAGTTAGCTAATGAGTTAGGCTTAGAGTTAGTTAGAAGAAATTTAGCAGAGTATGAGGATGTATCTGACTTAGTAGGTTATCCTTGTAAAGAACATGAGATGATTGGTAAAGATAATACAACTAGATGGGTTGTAGAAGGTACCATGCCTCAGTATATTCAAGCTGGTTATAAACCAACCGGTGAGAAGAGAATGACACATGCTGCACCAGAGTGGGCACAAGGTAGAACTAAACCGGTGTTATTGTTATTAGATGATTATAGCAGAGCAACAGAGAAGTTTATTCAAGCAACCATGACATTGATAGAAACTCAGTGTTATAACAGCTGGTGTTTACCTCCAGGTTCATTTATTGTATTAACTTCTAATCCAGATAATGGTAATTATTCTGTTAGTACAATGGATGTAGCTCAGAAGACTCGTGTTATCAATGTAAACTATAAGTTTGATGTTAATGTATGGGCTAGATATGCAGAGAAAACAGGCATAGATGGCAGATGTGTTAACTTCTTATTGTTACACCCAGAGTTAATGGAAGGTGAAGGTATCAATGCTAGGACTGTAACTATGTTCTTTAACTCATTGATGTCTATTAACAACTTTGCTGATGAGTTACCACTTATTCAACAATTAGGTGAGGCAACTACTAATCCAGAGTTTACTACTTTATTTACTACTTTCATTAACAACAAGTTAGATAAGTTAGTATCTCCTAAAGATATGTTACTTCATGATAATGAAGCATATATCATAGGTGAGTTAAACAACTGTATTGGTACTGATAATAACTATCGTGCAGATATTGCAAGTGTATTAGCTACAAGGTTAATTAACTTCACTTGTAATTATTCTGATAACAACTCTATCACTCAAAAGATCACTGATAGATTGATCAGATTCTCTACAGATCAGATATTTACTAATGACTTAAAGTATATCATTGTTAAGCAAATACTTAACTATAATAAGCAAAAGTTTCAAAAACTTATGCTTAACCCAGATGTATTGAAAATGTCAATGAAATAATATGGAAGAACAAGCAACATATACACCACTGGTAGCTACCCCCATTAAGGGGGAAGCTCCGGTGTTAAATGCAGAAGTGTATGAAACACTAAAAGGGATGCTAAAAAGCCCTGATGAAGGTAATTGGAAGATGGCTCAGATGATCTTAAATGCCTGTGATATAAATAAATCTATATACTGGATTTGGAGACTTTCAAGAGATGGTTATGCTTCCAGAATGGTAAACCTAAGAACCAAAGCTAGTAGAGCTTTTAGAGATCATAGTAG